GGCCGGCAGCACAATATTACTGCGCAACCTTGGCATTTTTAGTGGGAAATATTTAATAAAATCATCCCGGCATAGTATTGCCCGTGGTGGTGGCTATACCACAAGTATTGATGTGCGCATGCTAGAGTTTATCCCGGATGATTTGCTTAGCACAGGCGCACTAGCGGAAAATCAAGCGGGGGAATAAATGAAAACGCATGACTTTGGGGCAACTTATCAAGAAGGCATTATTTCAGCAGTTGATGCCGCGAACCATAAAGTGCGGTGCAAAATTCCCGCGCTTGAAGATTTAGAAACAGCCTGGTTGTCTTATTTAACGCCTAATGCTGGCGGCAATCAGTTTTATTGTCTGCCGGATTTGGGCGAATTGGTGGCATTGTTACTTGATGCGCGCGGGGAAGGTGGCTGTGTGTTGGGGGCAATTTACAACGAGAAAGACACCACGCCAGCGAATGATAGCAACATGTGGGTGAAAAAATTCACAAATGGCACGGTGATTTCGCATAATCGAAAGACAGGCGAGATTAATATCAATACAAGCGGAAGCGTTACCGTAACAGCGGGCGGAGGTGTAATAATCAATGCTGATACGTCAATTACTGGTAAACTAGCCGTGTCTGGGAAAATTACGTCCGGCACTGAAGTATCTGCGCCAAAAGTTAAACAAGGCTCTATTGAGCTTGGCTCTCACAAACACCCAGGCGACTCTGGCGGTAAAACAGGCTTGCCGGAATAGTCCACTTCTTTAAATCGCTTTAAAAGCACTCTTCGCCATAGCCTTGTATCATCAAGGCTATGAACACACAAAGCACCCTTATCACAACACACTGGCAGCTTGCACCTAACATTGAAAATCAAGTTGTGCAAGGTATTGATGACATCCATCAATGTATTGGCCACATCCTTTCAACAATGAAAGGGACGGATGTGTTGCGACCTGAATTTGGCAGTGATCACTTTCAATATATCGACCAGCCGGAAGATATTGCAATTCCAAACATCGTGCGCGAGGTTACGTTAGCACTTCAGCGCTGGGAGAAAAGAATTAATGTTGACTCGGTCAATGTAGAAGGGGCTGCCCCGCACTTTGAATTTTTAATTTTTTGGTCGCTTACAGAAGACGTGCATCGTGAAATTTACGCCACGAGGATTACCGGATGAATAGAAATGAAGTGAAAGTCGTAGACGACAATGTTGAAGGCATTTTAAGCGAAGCGATTTCTCAGTATGAAAAACGCACCGGGAAAATCTTACAGCCGGCGCACATTGAGCGTTTACTGATTAATGTTTATGCCATGCGCGAAAGCCTGGCGAGACAAGGCATCAATGAAGCGTTTCGTCAGACATTCCCGCAATTTGCCACCGGTCTTGCGTTGGATTTATGCGGTGAAACGTTTGGCAGTTATAGATTACTCGAGCGCCCAGCGCGCACTATTTTGCGTTTTAGCATTAACGGCGAACATCCGTCTGTAGTTATTCCAAAAGGCACGCGTGTTTCGGTCACCGATGACATTGAATTTGTCACGTTAAATGATGATGTGATCACCCCGCTTATTTCTTATGTGGAAATCGAGGCTGCTTGTAACAAGCCAGGCACGGTGGGTAACGGTTGGGAGCGTGGCCGAATAAAAACGCTTAAAAGTGAAATCAACTTCGCTGGCGAAATAGCTGTCACTAATATTGATGTGCCAAGTGGTGGTTTATTGCGCGAAGAAGATGACTCATACCGAGCTCGAATTCTTGCCGCGCCGGAAGCGTTTACCAGTTGTGGTTCAATCGCCGCGTACGATTATCACACCCGCGCCGTCTCACAAGATATTGCCGATGTCAATGTATCGACTCCACGTGGTGGGCTTGTCCGAATTACGGTTTTAACCAAAACAGGATTGCCTGACAGCCGTCTTTTAAATGATGTGAAGCAATATGTCGGGCCTGAACGCCGTCGGCCATTATGCGATACGGTGGAGGTTATTGCACCAACTAAGCGAGATTATCAAATCACCGCGACATTAACATTGCTCGAAGGCTATCGTGAAGACGTGGTTAAGTCCAAGGCGCGCGATGCGTTACAGCTTTACCTATCAGACAAAACGAAAAAACTTGGGGTTGATGTTGTGCCATCGGCAATTATTAGCGCACTGCGCGTTGAAGGCGTGTATGACGTTAATTTAACTGCACCGGCAAAAATTGTAGTGGGTGAAACAGAATGGGCAAATTGCACTGCAATCAATATCAATGCAGCTCCGGAGCGCTCTAATGGCTAATTTAACGTATGCTGATGTTATTGAGCGAGAGGCTAAATATAAAACGTTGGCTGACCTAAGCCTTGGCATGAATAAGCTTGACAATAGCAAGGTGATGACAACGTTGGTCGAGTTAATTGATGATAGTTTTATCTCTTTGCTTGCAGAAAAATGGAGCGTGACGGGTTATGACGGGGCGTTTATCGCAGATAGCGATAGCTCTAAACGGAGCTTAATTCGCATAGCGATTGAACTCCATCGATATAAAGGAACGCCGTGGTCAATTCGCGAAGTCTGCCGGCGGTTAGGATTTGGCGAGATTGAGATTGACGAGGGGTTAAAAGCGCGGACTTATAATCACAAGTTTGTTCAGACCATACCGTTAAGTGATAAATGGGCTTATTACGCTATCAGACTCAATCAGCCAATCTCAAACGAACAAGCGGCGCACTTGCGCAAAGTGTTGCGTAATTTCACCCCAGCACGATGCACGCTAGCCGTGCTTGATTATAAATCAGTGGCATTCTTATACAACAATAAAGTGCGATATAACGGCACTTATAACCACGGTTCAAACTAGATTTAAAGCTAATTTAAAGGACAGTTATGGCAAATTTAAAAGAACAAGACAAATGGGAAGACGGAGTCTATCAAATTGAAGAAAACGACCCTGTGCTTGGCGGTGAGAATGGCGTTACAAATAGACCCATTAAACAGTTGGCCAACCGCACATCCTGGCTTAAAAAAGCCTTAGGGCTGCTTGAAAAAAAATCAGCGCCGAAAGACTTGACCGCGGATAGCCAAAGTGCGACTCAGGCTGACGGTCATACACACGCGCTTCCAAGCGCTTCAACTACAGCGAAAGGTGTTGTTAAGCTAAACTCAGCGACTGATAGTTCATCAGAAACCGAAGCGGCAACACCTAAAGCAATTAAAAATATAAAAGGGTTAATTGATGCTGTTGTGCGAAATCTTACTAATTACATCCCAAACAGTAAAAAATCTAATGCTATAGATAGCAATAGCGCAGATACGGTCGCAACATCAGCAGCAGTCAAATCCGCGTTTGACAGAGCAGTAACCGCCGATAACAATAATTTATTCCAAAAAATCTACGTATCAAGCGATACACTTGATTTAGATTTAACTAATAGACAGCAAATCATCAATTTGTTTGGTGATAAATACCGACAAGATGGTTATTTAACGTTTGCCAATCACAACAACGGAAACAGCAGAATTACAGGTTTGCCACTTGAAGTTAGATCCCCGATTGTAATGACGTTCTACGTGATGAAGGGCTATAGTATTTTCTATTGCCATTACGTCTCGCTTAATCGAAAGTTCTTTTCTGTTGCAAATCTTAATAATGCGACATACAAACTAAACTGGGTTGAAGATATTACTAACACTGGCGAGCAAACCATTAATAATCAACTGGCTTTAGTGACAAGTGGTTGGAGTAAAATAAAATTCCCGATTGATAATGGTGGCGAGTGGCGTTTTGAGATAAATCCCAATAGCGAAAATGACCCTCGTTTTAATTTTGTGTACAAAATGAAAGATGACACGACACGTTATTGCTCTTTCCCGGTATTAAGAAAAAATGAAGTCGTCGCGTATCAAGGCTGGGTTAATGAACAAATAGCCAACAATTTCACACGTAACAAACTAACCACACAAAATCTCGATGACATTAAAACATACGGGGTTTACGCACAAGAGGATAATAGAAACGCAACGGGAGATCGTAATTACCCTGTTAATTACGCAGGCACGCTATTGGTATATCCATCAGCTTATAGCGTTATGCAAGTGTATATTGGATTTAACACTGGTGAAACGTATCAGAGAAACATGAATTACGGTTTAAAAACATGGGGAAATTGGGTTAGAACTGATGGATTAAGAGGAGTAAATAAATCTGGCGATGCAATGACCGGCACTCTAATCATCGATGGTAGTCGATCTGAGGGATTTGCAAACGGATTAATTATAAAAAACAAAGCAGGCGGAAAAAATACAAGTGGATTTATTGATTTTTTCCAAAGTGACAACGTTCCTCGAGCTTCTGTCTGGTTTAGAGATGCAGGAAATAACAGCACTCAAATCGAATTCCTAAATAGCCCAGAAGGAAGTGATTGGTTTCATGATAGCAGAGAAACAGCAATGACTATATCAAGCGCTGGGGCGCTATGGTCAAAGTCATACGGATGGTTACATGAGTATTTTGCCAAACAGACAGATATCAGCAATGCGTGGAATGAATTAAATAACACCTACCGAAAAAATAGATTCAGACACCAGCATTACCCACGCCATTACAACGGCGCAGAAGTGTTTGATATCCCTGTTGCTGATAATGGCGTAATGCGGGTGATTATTATGAACGTAAGTATTGATGGATATGCAAGAGTGAATCTCCCTGAGGCATTTAACGGCGCATGCATGGTGCAAGTGACAGATGTCGGTAGCGGTAGAAAATCAGTAGGGGCTAATATTCAAAATGGCAACGTTGTTGAAATACACAACGGTGGTGAGGCTGGATTTAATATTCTAGCAATCGGATGGTATGGATGGTAATTATGATGTTATTTAACATAGAAACAAGCACGTTCGCCCCTGATTATCTTGTAACAGATAATCAAAATTGGGTTGAAGTGAGCGATGAAGAAATTGACGGGATTTCAGCCAGTATCACCGGTGGTGGTGCTGTTTGGTTGGAAGCCGGGAAAGTTAAATATTCCGGTAAAGCGCCAAGCGAGTTTCACGATTTTGATAATGTGACAAAACAGTTTGTGTTATCAAAGACAAAGCAAGCTGAGTTTACCAAGGAAACACAAGCTCGACTAATCAATAATATTGATGTTCACGCTGCGTCAATTTACAGCACTTGGACTCGTTTTGAGTCTGAATATCGTGAACGCCAAGCCGCTGCGGAAGCGTTTAAAAATGCAAACTATCAAGGCGAATGCAGTCGGTATATCACGGACTTTGCTAAACGCGCTGGATTGAATAACCAAGCCGCAACAGATTTAATTCTACAGCAAGCGGCTGGTCTTGAGAAACTACAGGTTGAGCTTGCCAACCAGCGCATGCGTAAGTATGAGCTTAAAGTGCCAGGATTGACAATCGAAAAAATGCAGACAATCCATGACGATATTATTAAACAAATGGATGCATTAATGGAGGCGTATAACAATGGCTAACCGTATCTATCTTGCGTTTTATAAGCACAAGCGCAGCTTTCTGAAAGAGCCTTTTAAAGCCTTGGCTGATGCGGTGACGCGCTTTTTTACAAAGGGACAATACTCACACTGCGAGATAGCGATTGAACGCATGGAATTCGTCCAAGGCGATCACTATGAACATGTTACGGTTTTTGATTGCTATTCAGCGTCTGTGCGCGATGGCGGCGTGCGATATAAGCAGATTGATTTGTCTGACACCGGCAAGTGGGATTTGGTTTTGCTTGATAACGTAACAGAAGCACAGATTAAATCTTATTACAACCGCACGTCCGGCGCTAAATATGACTGGTTGGGCGCGTTAGGTGTTGTGCTTGGGATTAAACAAAAACGAAGCAAATATTTTTGTTCGGAATGGTGCTTTAACGCAATTTATAACAGCGAAGAAGGCTGGCGATTTAGCCCAAACCAACTTGCAGCGATGGTGCGTAAAAATGGATAAGACAACGATTAACCTTTACCGTGGTGATGACGAGGAATGTTTTGTTCGCCTGTTTGAAAAACTGCCGGATAACAAATTAAAACCTCTCGATTTAAGTGATATGGCGCGCTTTGATTTATGGGCTACGGTCAGAAACAAGCCAGTGCTAACACTATCATCCACAACAGGTGAAATCGAAGTTGTAGATGCCCCAGGCGGCGTTTTAAAAGTTACGTTTAGTCACAGTTTAACAAAAGACGCGACGTGGTCTCAAGCGGACTATGATTTACAGGCGGTATCTAATAAAGGACGAGTTAAAACGCCAATTCAAGGCGGCCGAATTAACCTCAAATTTGATGTTACACCTGATATGACAGAGGCGCGGAATGGATGACATTGTTGCAGTGGTTGACCCACCCCAAGAAATAGTGGCGGTAGTCGAAAAAGGTGAAGTCATATATCAAAGTGACGACGACTTACCGGACTTATTAATAATTTATGAGCTAGCAAAAATATAGGAGCACCATGGAAAATCAAAACCATAAAAAAATAGTTGCCGCAATCAAGGCCATTGGTGCAGATTATAAAAGTCTGCATGAGGCAATATCAGCAATTCAAACTCAACAAGGCAGTGGAGAACAAACCACGCTCACTAAAATTAACGAGTTAATTAGCCAGGCAGAAACACGTATTTTAAATAAAATTAAAGGTGGCGAGCTTTCGGAAGATTTAGATACGTTGTTTGAAATTGCGGCCAAAATTGGAGAACTTGTGTCAGATAAGTCTGTTCGCGAAGCTCTAACTAGCACTCTGCAAGAGATCAAAACTAACGTTACAAATCTTCAAACCTGGCAAACAGAAATGGACAACCTAGACCTGGTTGGTGAGTACAATAAAGCTAAGGCATCATAATGGCGCTAAAAGATCAACTGAAAAGCCTCATTCCTTTAATAGCTCAAGATGTTAAAGATAAAGGCGGTTCTTCTCTGTTAATGCAAGGTAATGGACGGCCAGATAAACCCGAAACAACAGACGGGAAAATCACCGGAAACGAGCCAAACGGTACTTTCTACAACTCAACAAACGGGGCTGGCGTTGGTGCATATTTGTGGCAGAAGCAAAACGGAAAGTGGGTTGCTATATCTGCTGACACTGGCGTTAGACGAATAACACGAGGGGCCGTGAATATTAAAAGTGGATATGTATCCCTAAGACGAGTAAATAATACCGTAGAATGTGCTTTCACAGGTGGAGCGTGGGGGGCTATCTATTTTTATGGTAGTGCAAGTCCGAATTTCATAAGAAAATCACACGCTAAACGAATGGACATATTAAAAAACGGCCAAATCCCAGTCGGATTTCGTTCTACCAATTCAATTATGCTTCCGTTTTATAGCGATGACGGAGATCACTTAGGAATGGTCTATGTTGGAGGTACTGCAAATTTTAATTATATTGAGTTGCGATTTAAAGACAAACCGCCAACGGCTGATATGGATATAGTTCGTATGCCAGTGATCTCTTGGATAACTGACGACCCATTCCCTGATACTTTGCCTTAATTAAATAAAATGCTGTCAATTTTTGCTGCGGTTTACAAGGAATAATAATGACAAACAAACAAACAAACAAACAAACAAACAAACAAACAAACAAACAAACGGAGTGTACTATGTTTAAACAAGCACCACTACCGTTTGTTGGGCAAAAGCGAATGTTTTTAAAACACTTCGAGGAAGTGTTAAACGCCAACATTACAAATGATGGCGAGGGCTGGACTATCATTGATACATTTGGAGGAAGTGGGTTATTAAGTCATGTAGCTAAACAGCTCAAGCCTAAAGCACGCGTAATCTATAATGACTTTGATGGATACGCTGAGCGATTGACGCATATTGATGACATTAATGCGCTTCGCACACAGCTTTACGCGGTAGTTGGTAACGCTACGCAAAAAAACAAAAGATTGACGAAGGATTGTAAGGCAGAATGCATCAAAATCATTCAAAATTTCAAAGGTTATATTGACCTGAATTGTCTAGCGAGCTGGCTTCTATTTAGCGGCCAACAAGTGGCAACATTAGACGACTTATTTCAGAACGA